GATCTAGAACGGGTTGAGATTAGCAAAGGATATGTGGCTAAAAGCGCATATACTGAGAAAATCAATGAGATTGAGCAACATTTCAATTTGACGGATAGCAAGGTTGCGCAGTTTGCGACATACAAAAACGGCCTAGATGGCCAGTATGCAACGATTACTAAGCAACTATCCGACAACCAGACAGCATACAGCGAATTTAAGCGTACATCTGATACATTAGTCCAGACCTTCGGCACGTCGGGCGATCAGATCGCTAATAACGTCTCACGAATGGTCTTAAATAGCCAGATCTTCCAAACAGAAGTTGGAAAATATTCAACTTCTGGTGGCCCTAACATGCTCCGAAATTCGAGAGCAGACGACGGGCTGAAATACTGGACAGAAACAAATGGCCGGTTGAGCTTCACAGCCCACTCATTCTACCTGAACGGCCAAAAACGAATGTTTGAGTTAAGGCCGGGCGCCGTCGTTAAAAGTCCACGTTTTATTGTCAAAAGAAATACTGATTACACGTTGAATATTTTGGGATTTGATAACAACTCTAAGTATTTCAAGGTCTACTTCTGCAAGCGCAAAAAGGGCGTTACAGCAGACTTTGAAGAAAAGCAACTTGTTTTCGATGGCAGGCCTCAATGGACAGACGGGCCGGTGTTTAGCAATGTAAAGACCGTTAAGAAGTCCTTTAAGTTTAATATCGGTGAATTTGATGACGGTTATCTTCAATTCGAGTATGACCGTAACAATTCTAATAAGTGGGGCGGTCTGTTTATGACCGAGCTTGACTTCTACGAGGGCGACAATGACCGCAAATGGCAACCAGCCCCCGAAGATAGCGCAGAACCTATCGAAGCCGTAAGAACGCAAGTAACACAGCTAAATAATAGCTATTCAATCCGTAGTTTAACCAGCGCAGGAGACGTCTTGGGACAACTCAATCTAAATCCTGATGGGTCAATCAGGATCAATGAAGGTCTGCTGTCAATCGGCAAGAAGACTTATATCGAGGACGGAGTTATCAAGGGCGCCATGATTGCCAAGGCCCAAATCGACACGGCGCACATCAAGGAAATTGACGCTTCGCAAGCTAATATTTACGGCTTGAACGTTAATAACATCAGCGGTTTAAATGCTGAGTTTATCAAGGCTAAAATCGAGTTCGCTCTGGTCGAATGGCTAAAGGGCAAGCGGATTTCAGCTATCAATGATAAGACCGTTTTCGACCTCAACGAAGGCACGCTTAATCTGTATACTAATACAGGAACCATCAGACGTATTGATGATACTAGCTCTTCCCAATTCCTGCAGTTTGCTCAGGCTGGTTTTATCGGTGAATATATGAGGGATTCCAAGGCGGCCCGTATCGTAATAGGGACCAACCACGACAGGACAGAGAACACTCAAAATGAGAGTTTCGCAGGCTCCCGCTTGTGGTCAGGTTCAAAAAATGGCGTACAAGAGTCTCTTTATGAGTTTGTCGGAGACCGTATCATCTTTTACTCTAACGGTCGCTATCGTAGCCCGTGGATTATCCATAACAACGCGCAAGACGGAAGCTCTTATCTAATTCCTGCGAATGAAATGGGGGTCCGTCATAATTTAGGGCGAGGAGATAAGCATTTTTCGGGTGCTTGGATCGATAATATTTTCGTCGGAAAAAGCGCTTATAGCGTAGGTACTTATCTATGGGATTTGCTGACCTGTCTTGGCCAGATCTCAAAATACGGCTGGGATCTGAAAAACCAGAACATCAGAAGCCATATAACGGGTGTACTTAACAAGTACAGCTTCAAATAAAGAAAGGAGAACACATGGGAGAGGATTTACAAGTCAAGGCATATTCGGCCTTGGCAACAGAGATTGGCCAGAAAGCAGTAACAATCGCTACGCTACAGGCTCAATCAGATATTTATAGCAAGTACATTGAAGAGCTCGAGGCCGAAAATAAACGACTTCAAGAGCATAACAAGGAGCTTGCAGAGGCTAGGGATAGCCTGCAAAAACAACTTGACGAATTAAAGGTAGAAGGAGTCGAATAATGAGAACATACGCAGTAATAGGCAAGTATCCAGTCTATGATGAAGAAGGGAATATCACGCACACAGACGTATCACTAAATGCTACTAGCGGAGGCTTTGACAGCTACACTCAGCGTGTCGCTGGGGATTGTCGAAACAAACCAGATACAGAGGTTGTGGAATTGGCCAAGGACGCATATTTTAAATCAGAGTATGCAGAGCGGGCTATCTCTGAAAGCGTCCAAGAGATCGACAATCTAAAAGTCAAAGCTAAAGAGCGAGACTTGAAGGTTGAGGAGCAAAAAAAACAGCTTGAAACCATTAACAAGCTGGTTGAAAACAATGCTAAATTAACGCATGTATCTATTTTAAATGCCGTGATGTCCGAAAATATCGCTTATGGAACCATCTACAAGCAATACATGGACCTATTGCCAGTTGCTAAAACAGGCGACACGTTCCAAGCTGACGACTTGTTTGTTTTGGAAGATCCAAAACATCAAGAGTTGAACGGCGAGGGCATCAAAGTATTAATTCAGGCCCAGAAAACATTTACGTATAACGGCGAGCCTGTAGACGAATTTAAGCGAGGAGGTAAGCTAGAGCTTGGAACAGCGACAGCTTGGCCGTTCGTTGGGAAAGGGTGAGTAGGTTGTGGATTTAATAACATTTGTTGACAAGCTCACACCTGTTTTAGTCGTCGTGATCCCTAGTTACTTTAGTTATAAGAGTAACAAGAGTAGCAAGGAGACAGACAAGCGGATTGAGGCCTTGTCAGAAGATTTTGGCGAATTAAAAGAATCCGTTGCAAGCATTAAGGAAATCGGAGATAGAAACAATAGTGACTTGAATCTGATCCAGAAGGGTCTGCAGCGTCTACAGCGTTTTCGATTGCAAGAAAACTTAAAAAAAGCCCTGAGGCGGGGCTATACAACTCAGCACGAGCTGGAAGAGCTGTCCCGCCTTTATGAAAGTTATGTCGAGCTTGGCGGAAATGGAGCCGTCAAAATACTTTTTGAAAAATTTACAAAATTAAACACAAAAGAGGAGAAATAATATGCAAGAAATCCAAAATATTGTTTTAACATCAGTAGCCAGCGTCTTGGCTATCCTATCAGGAATCGCAGTAAAAGCTGTCAAAGACTTTTTGATTGCAAAAGGCGGAGAAAAGTCAATTAAGATTGTTGAAATCTTGGCTAAAAACGCCGTGAACGCCGTAGAGCAGGTATCCAAGGAAACAGGTTACAAAGGCGAAGAAAAGCTCGCTCAGGCTAAAGGAGCGGTCCTAAACGAGCTTGAAAAATATAATATTTATATGCCAGAAAAAGACCTTGACTTGTACATTGAGTCAGCGGTCAAGCAAATGCACAACAACTGGAAAGGTGACAAATAATGGATAAGGTTAAACTATTTCAAAACGAAGTTTTAGGTTCGGGATTCGACATTGATGGCTGGTTTGGCTGGCAGTGCTGGGACGGATACGCTAAATACTGCTTGTGGCTAGGCGTTCCGTTTTCTAACTGTACGGATTCACTCTATGTCAAGGACTTGTGGAATCAACGACACGAAAACGGCATTTTAGATTACTTTGACGAGGTCGAAAACTTGGAAGGCGGGGAAGTATGTATCTTTGTAGAATCTCCTCTAACTCCCGTTTCTCACGTAGCCATTTTCGTCGGAGATGTTGACGGCGTGAATGGCCAATTCCTTGGACAAAACCAAGGAGGGGCGCCAGGACCGTTCGGCGGAGGAGCTTTTGACATTCAAGTCTTCCCTTATTCGATTCTTTACCCAACGGCTTTCCGACCTAAAGGCGAATCACTTCCTAAACAAGAATTGAAAGAAGCTATCACAGAAGTCATGGACAATCACGAGGTGCCATTCTTCCCAGAAGATGCTACATTTACCGTCGGAGACAGCCCAATTAATGTCCGTCGTGAGCCTAGCCTAACAGGCGAAATCGTGGCTGTGTATCAGCCGGGCGATAAGGTCCATTATGACTCTAAAGGCTCTAATGACGGCTATCGCTGGATCTCATATATCGGAGAGTCTGGCAATCGTAACTATTTAGCGATTGGCCAAACAGACGAGGCAGGCAATAGAATCGACCTTTGGGGCGAGTTGTCATAAAAAAACAGAGCGGAAACTCTGAGAAAATAAAAACATAGAAATATTAAAATTTAATTCAACCCTACCGGCTTAGGCTGGTAGGGCTTTTTTGTTGTAAAAAAAATAAAAAAATTTTAAAAAAAGTTTGTAAAAAGGGTTGACAATATATAACAAATGTTATATAATAATAATGTAAGGAGGTTGGCAGACCTTACAAATAAAATAGGAGGTAAAGATATGCGAGCCAAGCATAAGAAAAAGCCATCAAAACTGAAATTCAAGTTCTCCGTCAAGATAAACCTAGTAATCATCAGCTTTGAATGGCAAATTGAAATCGGGGAGTAAACCTCCCCGCCCCTAAGGGGGCTTATGTATAGTATATCAAAAATTCTTATGAAAGTAAATTTTAGAATTACCAAGCATCCTTTTGATTGGATAGCATTTATTATCTGGTTGATTGTAATTGTTGCCGTTATTTACATTTTAATTAAATAGGAGAAGGTCAGATGGAAGCTGATAGTAAAAAAATTAAGTGGCTACTTGATAATTCCAGCCAATACGAAATTTCAAGAGCAACCGGAGTGGCCCAGCCTAGCTTATCAAATATTAAGTCAGGGACAAGAAAAATTGAAAATCTCAGCTTAAAAGTAGCTAGCAAATTAACAGAATATGCAGAGGAATTGAAAATGGAAAAAGCAAAACAACTACTTGAAACAATCAAAAACAACGACGTATCATACGCTATTGTCAATGAAGATGGGGCAGTATATTGCAACTGTGAAACAAGCAATATCATGGATATTTATGGACACAATGGCGAAGATGGCCATTTCTACGGTGTTTATGGCGACGCAGTTGGCGGACAAATTGACAGTCGTAACGTATCTGATGACGTTATTTTGAAAGCTATTCGTTTGATGTTAGACTTGGGAGAACCTGTAGAACGTCCAGAAATTCCTACGGGTTCGGATTTCAAACAAACATTTGTAGACGGATATTTTGATGTAGTTGAATTGATGAAACAGTCTGGTCTTATTCAAGAACAAGAAGAAAGTGAGAAAGTTAAAGAATGGGTTGAAGCTCACAAAGATGTTGTAGGCTCAACAGTCAAACACCCTTCATTTGGGACTGGGAAAGTCGCAGAAATCAAAGATAATACTATTGTTATAGATTTTGAAGATGCAGGAAGAAAAACTTTAGCGCTTGAAGCAATCGTAGAAAGTGATTTGTTAGATTTTGAATAAACTATAGGACAGGCTGGCAGTGGTGCTAGCCTGTTTTTCGTTTAAACGGAAAATTCAACAAATGTCTATTATAACAGAAAATCTTTTGATTTATTTACTGGATAGTGGTATAATAATTGTACACAAATTTTAAACAATCTACTAGATAACCAAGTGCAGAGAGGGTGATACCTCGCTTGGATTGTGTACATAATTCCCGTTGCGCTTGTTGCGAGATATTGCAGGAAGATAAGTAACTCTCTTTTGGGCGATCAGAAGAGGTCATGACGTGAAAGAAGATTGAGGGTGTACACAGTATAGAGATTGTGCGTAGTTAGACCATTATCATACGGCGGCGGTGACAATAGACGCTCTCTGTGAGAGAATAATCTGGCAAGGCCTTATGTAGCAGTAAGAACCAAGCCAGAAATGCTAAAATAAACCGTTTTGCACTTGAGGCCGAGCAATCGGCCAATAACACTAAAGATAAGTACAAGTAGCCCAAATTGTGCAGGAAATTTACAAGATATATTGTGCTAAAATATTAATCTGAATGTCGGGTGAAAGTTGGACGTAACCAGTCGTGCCTAGCCATTAAACCGCTACGGAAGTTACAGGGTCGCTCCTTGTGGCTCAGACCGTGGTAGGCTATCGGTCAATAAATTGCGTATAATCGAAGTAGAGCGAAGGCTCATTTGATAGATTGTTTAAAGTTTGTGTCTACTCTTGCATA